TAAACTAACCGTGTACTGGATGATAATCAACAGGGATTATACAGAAAGAGAAAGCCACAAACATTACTGTTCATGGCTTTTCAGGTATAGGAACGAACTTACTCGTTGTGAAGCTTTTCTTGTTCCCGTATCCATGATTGCAGAGCCTTGAGTTGCTCTACAACTTCATGGTATGTACCATAGTTCTGTGCTACTGTTTCTGCAACGGTAGAGAGCTCAACTCCGGTGGTGTTCTCATTAACACTTCTGGCGGCGTCGGGAACTTCAACTGGGTTGTTTGTTGCGGCGGCGTTGTGCAGCCAGACAAAACCATCAGGAATAGTGCAGGCAGCATCAGCTTCTTGTGTAACGTATATAGGTACTTCACGGATAATCTCCTCGGCTCTTTCTTTAACTACTCTCACTCTGTCAACATACTTAGTCACTTCAACCACGGTTATCTGCTCAGACTTGGCCTGTATGACTAGGTTTTGTTCCCTGAGTTCAGCAGCTTCTTTCTCTAGCTTTGAGAACTTAGCTTCCCATGACTTTTCTGTATGGCTATGTCCAAAGTAGGCGCCTATAGCTACAAATACGGCGGGAACCCAGAATCTCCAGTATTCAAAAATCAGGGAGCCAAAGTTCTTAATAACGGACAGTATAAGCATTATGTTCATGTAGGAGCACTCCTTCATCTTCTATGAATATCACTTCATTCTCTTTGGGCTCGATGATACTCGGTCTCTTTTCGAGCCTCTTGAACTTTCTACCTCGTATCACAGGCTCGTCGCTGGATACTGCTGGGCCTGTTGAGTTCACAGGAGCATCCTCAAACAAAGCCAGGAAGTTCTTTATGTCTATGGTTTCCTCGACTAGGGTAACATCACTCTCAATAAGTCTCTGGAACGAATCATCAAGCTCTTCGTCTGTTATGGATTCGTTGTTGATGTTTTCTCTAACAAGGAAGTATGCTGCGGCGAAACTTTTTAGTCTGTTGTCTCCCCCTGGGAGTTGCGCTAGAAGCCTCTTCAGGTTAAACACCAGTCGCACCAACATATTGTAGGCGTCCTTCTCTTTCTGGGTTTTTAGGTCGGCCAGATTTTTGAGGCGCTTTCCCTGCTCATCTATGATGCCCAACTTGAACGCCTCTGTTTCCTTGAACGGCGTTACTAGCATATAGAGCACTCTAAAGGCTATAAGGGAATCTATCATAGTTGGTTAAGCTCTTGTAGTATTTTCTGGTCTATCGCGAAGTCAGAAAGAAAGATGCCAAACTCAGGTATTGTGTCTGGCATCCTGTCTATGAACAACAGAAAGGTTATCAGCTTGCCCCAGTAAATTTTGTCTACTTTGTAGAACATCATCCCAAGGGCCGCGTCACCGAAACAGTTGAAGGCTATGATGATATGGTTTAGAAGAAGGTGAACTTTTACATCTTCTCTAGCTAGATGCTTCTTGATGTATGTAAACACCCTTAAGTCATCCTCAAATTCGTCTACCGTGGGGCATGACGGAACTGAATAGTTATTCATAGCATAGAGAAGAAAGTTTTCTTCACTCAAAACCATAACGAAAAGCCCTGATTAAGCGGAGACGGTGAGTACTGCTACGTCAGAGGTAACAGGAGCAGCTCCAGAGCCCGAAACTTCTACTCTGTACTTGTCGCCGTTGTTTGCAACTGTTCTTGCGGTGAGAGCTAGAGAAGCAGAAGTTGCTCCAGGTACGTCAACCCAAGCACCAGTTTCAGCAGCTGGCTGATATTGCCACTGGTAAGCGAGAGTACCGGAAGGAGCAATGGTTGCTGTGGTTGCAAAAGTTGCTGCTCCGGCCACTGCAGTCTGGTCGGTAGGCTGAACAGTGATAGTTACTTCCACGTTTACGTCAGGCACAAACAGATCATCTGCTGCGTCTCCTGATGTTGCCACAGGCACGCTCATCGCAACGATAAGCTCTGCTTTCCAGCGCTTCTTGCCGGATGAGTCCTTGTGTGTCTTGAGAACATACCAGCCTGGGCCCTTGATTCCCTTCTTCTTGTTTGCTTCCAGAGCAGCTTCTTCTCTGTCTACGAAAAGAAACTGCGTGCCTGCTGGGTAGTCAGCAGCCTTAAGCCAGTTTGGTCTAGACGGTGTAGCGTCTGTTTTACCCCATAGTGCCATTCTCTTTACTCCTTGATTTGCTTGGTGATGAAGGAAGCGAGAGAATCTACGCTAAGCCCTTCTGCTATTGGTTGAGTTTCAACTGACTCAGTCTTAGGCGCTGGCTTTTCTTCAGCTTCCTTCTTCTTGATGTTGCTTACTGCTTTCTTGCCTGCCTTGTAGAGCATTGCGCTACCTCTAGGTGCGCTCTTTACACCTTCTTCGACAGCCTCTTCATCATCATCATCCTCTTCGTCACTTTCGTTCATGGCGTCAAGAACATCCATGAGATCTTCATGATCCAGGCTTTCGAGGAAGGACATGACTTCTTCTTCGGTTTCCATGGAGTCGATAATATCGAGGCTTTCCTTTACCTTCTTCTTGTAGGAGCCATACTTGCCAGGTGGACGACCACGCCCACGCTTAACAGGCGCGCCGCCGGTTTCACGGTTCGCTGGCTCTTCGCTTTCACCATCTTTGTTGTAACGTCTAGTGACTTTAGTCACGCCATCTTTCTTTTCGATGTCGTGCCTAGCTCCCCTAGTAGCACCGGTCATGCCCTTTGCGGCGCCGTGCTTTTTGTTGTATTCGGGAGTACCTGGCCATGCTTCTAGCAGGCTTTCGATGAGTTGATTATAGGATTTCATAGTCTTCCTTTGTTGGACTTGTTTTATTTAGTTGAAGAGAAATGTTACTTGGGTTCCTTGGCTTTGACAACATATTTGTCATCGCCTACGGGCTTCTGGACGGTGAGCTCTTCCTTGCCGTCCTTAATCTTAGTACCTGGCTTCAGATGTGTTTCGTTAACCATCCCTGCGTGTTCTGCTCCGTGCACTTTGTATCCGGACTTCTTGTAGTGAGCCTTCGCTTTTTCTACGGCGGTCTTTTCGTCTGCTGCGGTAACACGAACAAACTTTTGCTTGGTCGCCTTACGCATTGACACAGCAGGGTGGTCTGGTTCCGATACCGTTACTGCAACACGATGCTTTTGCTCAGTTACTGTTTCAACTTCCTCATTGGCATGCTTCTTTATGTCATTGGCAAACTGCTTCTTGGTTGCTTTGATGATACCAGAGTAACGCTTATCACCCTTCTTGAAGTCGCCCTTGGCATCAGCAGCGGTCGCATCGGCCGATGCCTTCTTCTTGTATTCGCCTAGCTTCTCGCTGGATAGTTCCTCAATAGATTCGCCTTCTGAGTGTTCAATAGAGTCACCCATGTAATGACCCCTACCACGACCATATCCCATTGCTCTAGCCTGTGCGGCTGACTTCTTTTGGTCGGCTGTTAACCCATAATCTGGTCTGCTATTCAGGCGATTTAGGGCCTTCTTAACACCAGCAGCTCTCTTTTCCTTCTTAGGGTGGTCAGGGTTTTGTTCGTCCTGATGAGCTTTCTTCATGTAGCTTCGAACAGTGTCTCTGTAGAGTTCTTCAATCTGTTCTTCTTCATTGATTGCCCTAACCTTGACAGTGCGGATATTATTTTGCTTCTCGAGCTTCTTAGCAAATTCACGAGCATCGCGCTCTGCCTTATCGGGGGAGTCGTTTTTACTTTTCATGAACTTCTTTGTGGAAACCTTATAGTCGAGGTCTGACCAAGTCACAACAAAAGCAGACTCTTCAATCTCTGTTTCTTCTTTAGTAATTGAGTACCTAATCCTGGACAATACACCATGTTGGTCAGGGTACTTACCTGTTTTCTTTTTTACTTTGTTTGCTGCTCTAGCTTCGCCTTCTTCTCTGCCTAGGACTCTTTGCTTTTCTTTCTTAGATGCAGTCCCAGCAGACCACTTATCGTTTAGGCGTTCTCTGTCTTTTTCTGCTGCATCAGAATACTTCAGCATCTTATCTACTGACAACTCATCAATCTGTTCAGAGTCTTCAGACACTTTCTTACCAAGGAGTTTGTTCTTCTCCTTGTTCTTCTTTACGACTTCCTTGACCTTCTTGGCTAGGGCTGGATCTGCTCTAAGCATCCAACCTGGTCTATGGTTGCCTTTAACTTCGTCAACAGATGCACTTTCAAGTCTAACGTCGTCGGGCAGTGTGATGGAGTTCTTAACTTTGTCCTTTACTGCTTTCTTCATTGGCTCTTTTTCGTTACCATCTTTGTCAGCATCGATGAAGTCAGGCTTTTGTGCCTCGTTCATCTTTCTAGCTAGGACAGTTCTTCTTGCTGCGAGTTTAGCCATGGACTTCTTGATTGAAGTCTTCATAGTTTCGTCTTTGGCTCTGGAATAGACTTTATTGAGGTACTCAATTCTATCCTTGATGTCCTTGAGTTCGTTCTCTTTTTCTACTCTGTCGTTTTCGTTGATGTCTTCCATTTTTTAATCCTTAGAGAGTCTATCTTTTTCGAACTGCCTTACTTTAGGCAACATCTTTACTGCGAGTCTAGCAATGACTGGCTTCATACGTTCCAGCCTCTTTTCTAGCTTTTCCTTTTCGCTAACAGTCAGCTTACTTAGATCCTTTTTAGCTAGCCTCTTCTTTAGAGCTTGAATAGCCAGGCGACGTGCTCTTTTGCTAGCTACCTTACCGTCGCTTCTTCGACTTAGAGCTATTCTTGCTCCTCGTTCTCTCTTGGCTTTTGTCCTAGCCATCTTGACCTTTGCTCTCATTCTAGCTATTCTGGAAAGTACTTCGTTGAGTCCTTCAAAATTTTCGACTTCTACTTCCTGATCGTTTTCGTCAAGTATAACAAAGTCGTCATCATCGTAGGCTTCGTCGGATATGAAGTCATCAGTAACTTCAAGAACTATGGAGTCAAGTTCCTCATCCTCTATCGACTCATGAGCCTTGTAGTGTATCTTTCTTATTCTAGCGTACCTTTTTGACTTATCAGAAGGTAGGGTACTTAGGTGCATTAAGTGATGAGTTTCGTCTTCCTTAGGTAGATCAAGCTCAGGAACTTCGCCCTCTGTTAGACTCTTCGCTAGGTTTTCATCAAAGGATATTTCCATCTTCCTGGCAAGATCCAACATCCTTCTTAGGATATCCTTTGCTTCCTTGTTTAGGACTTTTCTCTTTGACAACCTGAGTGCTGAATTGACTATCATTACAGGATCTGTCTTTGTCTCCGCTTCCTCAAACCCCAGAGCCATGGCAATGATTCTAGCTGCTCTTATCTTTTCTTGTTGCTTTACCACGACTGCCTCGTTTACTTTTTCTGTTGGGATGATGTCCTTGAGCCAGACCTTTTCCTGGTTGTCTAGAATGACATAGTTTGATCCCCTGAACGTAACAGTCCTCTCGAGGATTCCGTGCGTTACTATGTCGCCAATACAGAACAACTCGTTCTTAACGTACTCTTCTCTCGCTTCGGTTCCTTCTATGATGTTCATTGCGGCCCTTAGGTCATTGAACATCATCTTTGCTGATGCGTTTGATATTGTCTTAGGAACACCAGAAAGGAACGCAGTGAAGTTATTATCCTCTGCTGCCTTTCTCATTTTGGATGCGGACATCCCAGCGGTGCCGTCGGCGTCTGGGTCTCTTTCACCCGCAGACACTACGAGTATCGAATCGAAGTTGTAGTCCTTGCCGTTGTACTTGTCCAGGAGTGTCTTATACTCCAGAACTCTATCCGAACCTGCTACGACTATGAGTTTGGAGTATTTGGTGTTTAGGGCCCTGGCGGCTTCCATGATAGTTCTAATGCTATCTGTAGCGGGCTGAATGTTGACGCCCTTGAAAGCCATCCTTGCGAACTTAACCTTTTGGTTAACATTCAAGGGATTCTTTTTGGGGTCTTGTGTCTTGGTCAGATATATGACATGATCCGCAGAGTACTTCTTTGACAGCACTTCGACGGCCTTTACCAGAACCCCATGCCCTATCGTAGGTGGGTTCATCCTGCCCCAGGCTAGGACAATAGTCTTGCTCTTGGCTTCTAGTATAGGTTTCATATATCCCATTGATGTAGTGTTTATTATTTATGGTTTCCCAGGATTGACTTGTGAAGCTTGATATTCAACTTGCTCTGTATCATTTCCCATGCTTCTTTGTTCTTACCTGCAGAGACTAGAGCCTTAAGTTTTACCTTCTCTTCCGTTGTCGCTATAGAGAAGAATTTAACCATTTCCATGGCGCCTACGTTCCCCTCATATGATGCTTCCTTGAGAGTGTCAGCCCAGTTCTTAATAATGACGTTTGATTTTATACCAGACAAATACACCTTTGCGCTATTCCTAGTGAAGTTCAGGACTTCGACTATCTCCTCGGCTTCTCGTTTTGGGGCACCATACCACAAGCTAATGTGTGGGGAAAAGTCAGGGTATGTGTGATTGCAACCCATTCCCTTGAGGTACTCGTGTATGTTTCTCAGGGTCTCAGATTCTATCTTTGCCACAATGGTAGCCTTTGCTTCGTCTCTTTCGCCATCCTTCGGTAAGTCATCGAAGCAAGCATAACCAGAAACTATACCATGGCAGGAACCAGTGAAGCTCATTTTAACCATTTCGCCCAATAGAAAAGGGTCAAGGTTACTATCCGGAGAATACATCAAGGTGATGTGTTTCTTTTCTGCAGGCACTTCTACGCCTTCTGCAGGCCTCAGGTTTGGTGTTATCGTCAGCTCATATATCTCAGGGTTGTCAACGCCTATGGAGAGGTAGTTGCCCTTGTTCTGAATCTGGCCTGTGTAGTATTCCTTGAAGCTTACCATGCCTTGCAGCTCCAGTATCTTGCCTTCGTCTTTGGACCTGGGTTATCGCAGTTGTGTCTAGCCCTAAAGGACTTCCTACGCTCAGGAATGTGCTTCTTGATGCTCATGTTCTTGTCGCCAAACTCTACTTTGACAACATTGCCTTTTTCGTTCTTGACGTAGACTTTGGACTTCTTAACGTCGCCCTTCATGGGTTTGTTTAGGGGTTTGCCTTCCTCTTCGTAGATGAAAATAATCTCACCCTCAGTCCCATCTTCGAAGATGAACCCGTCACCAAGTTGCATTTCTTCTGGTATGCAGTTGGGCACTTCCTTGCCATTCTTTTTCTTCATGCCGAGTTGTTTGTATCCCTTCCAGCAAGGATCTTTATTCTCTTCAGACTCGTTGAAGAAATGTTTATCATGTGCTTCAAGTTTTTTATTCCCGAACTTAGATCTCAACAACATACCGATATACTCTTGCTTTGACTTTGCTGAGTGTACTCTAAATTGTTGATTAGCCATTCTTTTCAGAGAATCTGTAGGTTGCTTTTTCAGCATGGATATATGGTCCGCTACTTCTTTCACGTCGTCGGGAGCAGCATCATATTTCTTTTTGTAAGATTCTTCCAATGATTGGTATTCTTTGAATGATGTCATTTGCTCTTCTCCGCTCTTTCTATCCATGCCTTGGCGTCACGCCTAAGGTCAAACGTATCGTATATGTATCCGTCCTTGGTATCAACTACGTTGTAGGCAGACTTTATTCTTCCTCTTGTGTCAGACACTTCGGTTTTCTTTATGGCGTACTTTGACTTGGATTGCTCTGTTATGTAATCTTGCAAGCTAATCATCTCTGCCAACCTTTCATGAACATAGGGTCGAAGTTTGCCAATGAAAACTCATAGCGATCAACCAGCTTGATGGCTCCATGGTCTGATATAGCAACAAACCCCTCAGGTGATGTTACTCTAAATCCGCTCTTAGTTTTGAGGAATGTACCTATGTTGTTTGCCTGGTTCATCTTCTTGATGAGATATAGCTTTGCCTCTGCAATCATCTTGGAGAGTTCAAACAAGGCGATAATTTCTCTCTTTGGGTGCACAAGGAAGAAGTTTAGTATCTTAGTGCGACGAGCATCTGTTCTGTCTTTACCTGCCTGTGTTTTCATTCCAGATGCTTCCTTAGTAAAGCGATCATCTATGAACTTGTAAAGACCATCTACGTGAGCTTCTACGTTTGTAATCTTCTCTCCTGCTCTTACCTTGCTGTTGTCATAGGTGTGAACAAGCATAAGGAGGTCTGGGTCCTTATGTATGGCGTTGAGTGTCTGAGAGGGCATCTTTTGAAACGCTCTGCCTATGTTAGCTAGCATTGCGTCAAACGTTTTTCTCTCTTCAGGTGTGAATGTTGCTGCGCCTGTCACATCCTTGAACGTAGCATCTTCCATCCATGAGGAAGATGACTTACGAAACTTTGACGTTATGTTCTTACCAAAGCTAGCACTCAGATTTTGTATTGAGTCGCCTTCGTAGGTTGTGTGCCAAACGATTCCTATGTTGCTACCTAGTATCCTCTTGCCTAGCGCAGAGTTTAGGGGGACGGCGTAGAGTATTGTGTTGGGATGAAAGGTAATGTACTTGGTGCCATCTATAGTCTGGCTTTTCAAGTCATTACGGGTGAACATGATGTCTCCCTGGTAAACACCACTCTTTATCCCCAGCTTCTTACACTCCGTGAAAGCCACTTTTAGCTTGTCTGCTAGGTCGCCTGAGGTATCGGAGTCTATGTCCTCATGACTGTAGTATAGCTTGGGGTTCTTGTTAAACAAGCCTTTCTTGGCTATGAAGAACTTTCCGTTTTCGGGGTTGATACCAGCAAAGACAGCTGGCGCCCCGTCCCATTTCACTGTGGTTACGGTCTTCTTGTTGTCGTTGCCTTGGCTTAGCATATCCCTAACGTCTCTCAGGAACATGATTGCCTTGCGTGTGCCTTCAACACCCAGGTCAAAGACTAGCTGTTCTAGGTGCTGCATATGGGTATTGGCAGCAGCCTCATTCATATAGGACTTAAGAGATCTTACATTAGGCATTTGAACTCTGCTTTGTTTTCTATAATGTTGACTGTCTTACCATCTATGGGTGCTATGTTGTAGGGGGAAGAGTTCTTAGGCAGAGCAAATTCGATGGTAAACGTAAACTGGTATCCCTGAGCACCAATCCTTCCTTTGGATTTTTCCTCGGCGTCAGCCTTTGTGACGCCCTTGGATTGGCAACGAACACGAGCCGTGATCCTACACACATCCTCAAACCTGGGGATCAAAGGTTGTCCCAGCTTAGCCATTCTTTGATTCAACCCAAGAGGGTCTTGACTTCCCAACAGATAAAACCCATGAGTACCTACGTTGATGTAATAGGTGCTTTTCAGGTTATAATACCTAGTCATGGAGTTTGAGGGCAGCTCCATCTTTATGTCAGGACACGTCTTGAGGTCCATGTCATAGCGATCTCTTAAGGGAATGCCTAGCATTTGTCTTTCCCATTCAGGCGTTCTATCAGAGACGTTATAAACAGGCATGGTCCACTTGTCGTTGATCTTTTGTAGAACACCAGAGAACTTTGCCAAATCTGCCAGAAACTGCTTTTCTGTTTCGTCGTGCTCAATCTCTCCAAACCTCCAATGTGGCTTGGATCTAGCATAGGCCTTGATAACAAGGGAGCCGCCAGCAGTTGGTGATATCTTTAGTTCACACCCAGCTTGCTTACCTCTTACGGTTAGCATCAGGTCAGGCCTGGTGTGTGAAGCGCCAGCAGTTATTCCGTCAGACAGGTCAAATTTCTTGAGGAACTTTGTGGCGTTTTCCTCATACACAAACCCTTGTTGAGCCGCCATTTATGGTTTCTCCTTTGGATCAACATCCAAGTCATGATGTGACTTATCCGCATCCTTGAGACCCATAACGATTAGAGCACCGTATTTCTTCTTGCCGTTTTTGTCGGTGCCTCTGTACTTCATTCTGGCTCTTAGTTGAGTTTTTCCATGAAGTTCCGGTGAACCCAACTTGCCCTCGTCATGGCCGGTGTGGTAGAAACCATGCCCTCCACCAATTTGGATATAGTTGGTCTTTCTGTCCTTGCCGTAATGAGCCTTGATTGGATCAGCATCTGGGTGCATATGGTAAACGTTACCCTTCTGCAGATCCTTATCATAGTCTCCGGTGGGCTTATCCCACTGCTTGTTTACTTTCTCAAGGAAACCCGTGGCATGAATAGCTTCTGCTGTGTGGGGATACTTCTTTGCTGCCTTGGGGGAAATATGCCATCTTTCACCGTCATGATGAAGTTCGATTTGCCCGAACATGGCTTTGTGATCGGCCTTGATTTCTAGGTTGTGTTCCTTACCATTGTGGTGGAACTTCGCATCAGGGGCGTCAGCAGAAGACCCGGCCACTTTGGCGTCCTTGTCTGCTTTCCCGTGTTTCTTCAGGCGATCGTTGATAGTGACTTCATAGTCTCTCCCTCCTTGCCCTACGGCCTCGGAAAGATACTTTGCGTATGAATAGTCTTTGAAATTTTGAAA